TGGAGCAGTTGCAAGACATTAGCGAGGACGATGCGCGGGCGGAGGGGATCACAGATGGCGGGTGTCTAAATTGCGGGGAATCTGAAACCAACTGCGGCTGCCTCAACCCGCAGCCTGACGCCCGCGACTCGTTTATTTATCTGTGGGAGTCCATCAATGGCCCCGGATCATGGGCAGCCAACCCGTGGGTTTGGGTGGTCGAGTTCAGGCGTGTGGGATAGGGTAGGGGGGCAAAATCCTTTAGGCCAACTGCCGGGAGACCGTAGAGTTTACCCAAAAAACGCACGCGCAAATTTTGACCCCTGGGGGTCGGAAATGTGTTAACATTAAGCGACACTTTTTGCAAACGGAAAAAATCATGGCAATTAGAGGGCCAAAACCTAAGCCGGTCGCCCTAAAAATCCTCGAGGGCAACCGCAGCCGCCGACCGATTGACCCGGCGGGAACGCTGCGCCCTGACGCTGGTGCGCCGGACGCGCCGGATTGGCTACACCCGCTGGCGCGAGTCGCGTGGGGCCGGCTCGCAAACGAGCTATGTCAGTACGGCGTGCTGACGCGACTCGACCGCGATGCGCTCGCTGCACTTTGCCAGACCGTGGCGCGAGTAGAAATTTTAGAAAAGTTTTTTATTGAGAAATCGACGCAGCTTGGCGACCCGGTGGCGATTTATTTTGACATCACTCCAAACGGTCTGACTGTGCAGTCGGCCTACTATCAGGTGTTAAAGCGCGAGCAGGAGCACCTGCACAAACAACTAGAGTGTTTTGGCCTGCGTCCAGACGCTCGTAGTCGCGTCTCGATTGCCGCGCCCGTCCGCGCCAATCTGCAATCGGTGGCGGGAGCAGGGCAGCCCGAGGCAGACGCAGGGTTTGCGGATTTTGACTAAAAAAATCAAATTGTCAAAAAAAACTAAAAAAAAAACGTATTTTGAGCAGGCGCTAGAATACGCTCACGCCGTGACCGATGGCCACATTGTGGCTGGTCTATACGAGCGACTGGCCTGCAAGCGGTTTTTGAGCGATTTAGACCGCCAAAACACGCCTGATTTTCCCTACCGATTTGACGCGGCGGCGGGCGCGCGCGAATGCCGATTTATTGAGCTACTCCCTCACATCAAGGGGGAGTGGGCGCGGCCTAAATTTATTGATGGCCGCCTACAATACGCCAAAATCAAATTGGAGCCCTGGCAGATTTTCGCCGAGATTCAAATTTTTGGCTGGCTGCATGTTGACACCGGACTGCGCCGATTTCGGCGATCCTATGAGGAGGTCGCTCGAAAAAACGCAAAATCAACTCGCGTTGCAGCGCGTGACCTATTTTTGCTCACAGCGGACAACGAGCCGGGCTCGCAGGTGTACAACGCCGCGACGACTGGCGAGCAGGCCAGAGAGGTTTTTGACGTGGCGCGCAACATGGCTCTACGCGAGCCTGATTTTTTGGCGCGTTTTGGCGTCAATGTTGGCAAACACGATATCACAATTGCCGAGACGGCCAGTAGTTTTAAGCCCCTCAACTCCGAGGGGTCGACGCTCGATGGCTTAAATGTGCATGGTGCGTCAATAGACGAGCTACACGCCCACAAAACGCGGGCGGTATACGATGTTATTGACACCGCCACGGGAGCTCGAGCGCAGCCACTGATTAGTATGATCACCACGGCTGGCAGCGACCGCGCCGGCATATGTTACGAGCAGCGCGACTACAGTATTAAAATTTTGACAGGCGTAGTTGTTGACGAGACGTGGTTTGCTGCGATCTACACACTCGACGATGGCGACGATTGGCGCGACTCCAAAAATTGGCGAAAATCAAATCCAAATCTAGGGGTGAGCGTCAAAATTGACGACATGGAAGCGGCCTGCCGAAAAGCACTGGCCATGCCGTCGGCGCAGGCCAATTTTTTGACCAAACGCCTAAACGTCTGGATCGCATCCGACAGCGCCTGGATGGATATGACCGCGTGGAATAAATGCGCTGATCCGACCCTTGATATTGAGCGCGTCAGTCACCTGCCTTGCTTTATTGGATTGGATTTGGCAAGCAAAGTTGACGTCGCGGCCAAAATACTATGGTTTTTTGATGCGGACGCCGACCATCATTATTTGATCCCCGTTTTTTACCTGCCCGAACGAGCGGTCGAGCAGGGCAGAAACTCACAATATGATGGCTGGAGGCGCGGCGGCCATCTACAAGTCACAGACGGCGAGGTGACTGACTACGACGTCATTGAGGACGACCTGCGCGCGGATATGACCGCGCTGATGGTGCGCGAGATACCTTTTGACCCGTGGCAGGCCACGCATCTGGCCGGCCACATGCTGTCAGAGGGTGCGCCAATGGTCGAGTACAGGCAAGTAGTACAAAATATGAGCGAGCCCATGAAACAGCTTGAGGCGCTTGTATTGGCTGGCCGCTTAACGCATAACTCAAACCCGATGATGACGTGGATGATGAGCAACGTGGTCTGTCACGTCGACGCCAAATCTAATATCTACCCGCGCAAGGAGCGCGAGGAGAACAAAATCGACGGCGCGGTAGCTGCGATCATGGCCCTTGGTCGCGTAATAGCTCAAAAACCTGCAAAAAAGCCTAATGACGGGACTGTTTTTATGGTATAAACTGAGCGCATGGGGATACTCTCGAACATTTTTTTGCGCGGCGCGATATTGGCGGGTTATAGCCCGAGAGACCCAGCTATCGCTGCGATTTTTGGGCGCGGAAATATGTCCACGGCCGGGACAAACGTCACGCCTGAGACGGCCATGCAACACACGGCGGTATGGGCGTGCGTGCGTGTGCTCGCAGAGACGGTGGCGTCTCTGCCGCTGATAATGTATCAGCGCACCGACAAAGGCCGACGGCGAGCGATTGAGCATCCGCTCTACGCGATTTTGCAATCGCGACCAAATAACTGGCAGTCCTCCTTTGAGTGGCGCGAGCAATGCATGACACACGTCGCATTACGCGGCGCGGCCTACTCGCGCATACAGCTACAACGCGGCAAACGCACACTCACCGCGCTCAATCCTGATCGAGTCAACCCGCACCTGCACGACGACGGCACGTTGTCTTATGAGGTGCGCCAAAAAAATGGGGACACACTCACGCTATTGCAGGAGGAGGTGCTGCGCGTCCCTTTTATGTTGATCGACGGGGTGCGCCCCGTGACACCAATTGAGGCCACCCGCGACGCGCTAGGCACGGCGATTGCAACCAATGATTTTGTGGCGAGGTACTATAAAAACGATACTAAACCACCTCTATGGATTGAGGCACCGCCCGCCGGATTCCAAAACGAGGAGGCAAAACGAAAATTCGCAGCCGGCTGGCGCGAGGCGCAGGGCGGCGAGAATCGCGGGTCGACGCCCGTGCTGGACAACGGTTTCAAAATCCACGAATTAAGTGTCAACGCCTCAGACGCTCAGTTGCTTGAATCACGCGCCGCCAGCGTGATCGACATCGCTCGCATCTATAGGATGCCGCCACACATGATCGGCGCGTTGGAGCGTGCGACCAACAACAACGTCGAGCAACAGGCTATTGATTTTGTTGTGCATACGATGCGTCCGTGGTTTGTGCGTTGGGAGCAGGCGCTGGCCCGCGATTTACTCACGGAGTCCGAGCGCGGCGAGTATTATTTTGAGTTTTTGGTCGACGGCCTGCTACGCGGAGACAGCGCGGCGCGAGGGGAATTTTATACAAAACAGTTTAACATCGGCGCGATGAATCAGGACGAGATTAGGGCGGCAGAAAATCGCGACCCGCTGCCTAATGGCGAGGGGCAAAAATTTTATGTGCCTCTAAATATGATTGCAACAAATGGGGACACACCTCAAAATAAACGCGACCAACAGGGCGCGGCAGGAGAGAACGATGACAGAAGTTGAAAAACGAATGTTTGACGCCGAGGCGCTCACGGTGCATCGGCGCGACGACGGCAAATCGCCAATGATGCGAGGCCATGCCGCCGTGTTTAATGAGTTGTCGGGCGATTTAGGCGGGTTTCGTGAACAAATCATCCCCGGCGCGTTCGCCGAGGCGATTGAG